AAGCATAGTTTCAAGAAGTTTTGCGAAACCTATCTAAAAAGCTCCTTCTATATGAACTGGTCTAAGGACCAGCTCAAAGTGATTGAATTTCTGGAGAAGACATGTAGAGAAGGAGGAATGTATGCTCTCGCAATGCCGCGTGGTGGTGGTAAAACAACTCTAGTGCGAGCAGCAATTCTATGGGTTGCTCTTTATGGTCATAAGCGTTATGTGGTGAATATCGGTAGTAAAATTGACATGGCAGTTCAAGGAATTAGCTATATTAAATCGCAGCTTCATAATGAATTGCTTAGGGATGATTTCCCAGAAATTTGGGACGTGCTTGAGAAAGTTGATAATAACAGATATTTTCAATTGCGTGGTTCATACAATGATCATCCAATCTGGGCGCAAAGATTGAGTAATTTGATTGTACTACCGGCAATCTGCCTTGGGAAAGGGAATAAAGACAACAAAGTTGTGGAAATGAAGATTGGTAAGATGCCAATTGAAGTGCATCCTGATGAATATGGAGTTGTTCCCCCAGAAAACTATGAAGCAAGCATTTATTATAAGCATGATCCAGATTCTGTGAGGTATATTCCATCAGCTAATATATGGTTGGCTAAGAATGCAGGAATTGTGATTAAAGCATTTGGTATTGGAAGTGCTATTCGTGGTGAAAGCATGCCAAATCCAATAACTATGGAGCAAATTCGTCCAGATTTGGTGTTATTGGATGACGTGCAGAAAGATATTATTGCAGGTAATCAAGTTAGCTGCGAAAATCTTGTGAGTTTGATTGATAGTGCAGTGATGGGGCTCTCTGGCCCAGGAAAGAGAATATCAGCAATCATGCCTTGTACAGTGATTAGGAAAGGTGATGTGAGTAGCGTGTTTCTGGATAGGGAATTAAAGCCTGAGTGGAATGGCCATATATTCAAAATGGTTGAGCAATGGCCAGCAGGTATCACAGACTTTGAAATTTCAAATGCAACCGAACCAGGAAAGCTTTGGCTGCAATATAAGGATTTGAGGCAGCAAAGTCTAAGAGAGTTTGGAGATATTAGGCTTGCGACTGAATTCTATTCCCAGAATAGGGAGAAAATGGATGAAGGTTTTGTAGTTAGCTGGGAAGATCGTTATGACCCGTCTTTTGAAATTAGTGCTATTCAACATGCAATGAACCTGAGGTTTTCTCTGAAGGAAGGATTCTTAAGTGAGTATCAAAATCTTGGTCGTGGTTCAGGTTTGATAGTTGGTAATCAATTGAAGACTGCTGATCTCGTGAAAAAACAAACGAATTTGCCAAGAGGATCAATCACTCCAGATTGGAAATTTATCACTGCGTATGTGGACGTGCAGAGTGAAGCATTGTATTATGTGGTATATGCTTGTGATGACTCTTATACCGGAAGTGTGATTGATTATGGGACTTGGCCAGAGATTCCATTCAATAACTTCAATAAAGCGCAATTAGAAAAATGGCGTCCAATCTCAACAATGTATTTGCAAGATAATCAAAACACTCCCTATGCAGGAATGGATAGGAGAGGAAACTTGCAAATCAATCTTGAATCGAGGATTTATTATGCACTTAGCAAGCTAATTCCAATCTTGAAGAACAAGGAATATTCGTTCAAGCTTAATAATAATGTTATGAAGAGTAAGATCAATAGGATTGGTATTGACGTGAGGTGGGGCAAAGTAAATGACGTGATTAAGCGATGGTTTATGGAGAATAAGCCTACTGACGTGATTTTGGCTTATGGGCAAGGAATTATGCCTTCGCAAAGGCAGCTTGAAGAATATGAAAGAAGGCCAGGATGGTTGTTTGAGCATCAATTATCGCCTGATGTGAAAGAGCCTAAATGGGTGATTAAGCCTGGGAATGATGGGCTTTGGTATTTGATGATGGATGTGAATAGGCTAAAAGATTTCTTGATGGAAAGACTGGCTTCTCCTCCAGGAAGTGCAGGAAGCATTAGCTTATTTGCTGATAGGGAAGATAATCATTGGATGTTTTGTGAGCAGATTTGCGATAGTGAGTATCCTGAAACTAGGTCTGCAAGAGGGTTGTTTAAGAATGTGTGGGAAAAGCGCAATGATGGTCCTGATAATGATTATCTTGATTGCTTAGTCGGTTGTATTGCATTAGCTGGGACTATGGGAGTAGTGCTGAAAGTGGGAGATAATTATGAAAAGAAGGAGGTTGTGACAAGGAAGTGGAGTGATTATCGTGCCATGAAGCAATTGCATAGAACCGCATAATAAGAAAGGAGAGAATGTGAAATATGAGAAAGCTGAATCCTTTATATGCAGGTATTGCGGTTGCAGGCTTAGTAAAGTGACTCATACTTGGGTGATTGATGCGATTAGAAGAAGAAAGCAAATAAAGGTGATAAAGAGGAGGAGAGTCTGTAAGCATTGCGGATTGTCATTCACCACGATTGAGTATCAAGTTGATGATTGAATCGAGGGTTTGTCAAGCATTTTCCTGGAGGAAGAGAGGATCGCGTTAAACGCAATAGGAAGCGATCCTCGGCGTTATTTTCAAGCAAGGTCTCAGAAGTCGTCCAAGGTCGGAAGAAGGCCAAGGAAAGCTTCTGGTGCGTTTTAGCGAGGAATTGGGGCGGTCGGTCGGGATTCGATCTGCAAACCGACCGACCTTGCGACGTGGGAATCGGTTTTTTCGGAAAAGTTCTTGAACGTTGATAGGTTTATCAAAGTTTTTTGCTTGGTCTTGACAGAGCTTGGGGAAATCCCGAAATTTTTTGGGAAGGAGGGAAGGGGGAAGAGGGGACTATATATAGGGGAGTTAGGGAGTTAGGTGGTTGGGAATTGGGAAAGTTGGAATATTTAGGGTATATCCTCTTAGGGTATTAAGAAGTTTTCAAGTCTTGACGTGTTGTAGTTCTGGTCTTTGCCAGTTTGGGTGTTTTTTTCCTGGAGAGTTCAGTATGTTGATCCACAATAGAGTTAATCAAGATACACTATTACCGTTATCTGTCCAGATATTATTACCTTCTGGAGAAGCATATAATCTAGAAGATAGTAATATCTCTCTCCAGTTTAAGTTATATTCATTCTCTGGAGAAGAAATAACTACAAGTGGTGTAGTTAATATACTCGACTCCAGAAAAGGAATTGTAGAATACAGATGGAATATTAACGACTATAATCACTTTAACACTTTAGTATCTATCTCTCCAGGAATTACAAACTATCAGTATAAAGCGTGGTTTATAGTAAACAAATCTGGAGATAAGTATTATTACCCCCAGAATAACGAAGGAATATTAGTTAACGTAATAAATCCTTCTGGTATTAGCGAATATGAAAGTAGGAATATTGAGGACTTATTATTCTCTCCCAGTAAAATCAAAAATCTAGAAGGACAAATAGAAGAAAGATCAGTTAGCGAGTTAATAGAAGCAGAGATGTGGAAAGAGAGTAAGAAAACAGATAAAGTACCATGGGGAATTAGAATAGCTAGAACAAGACCAAGTTCTACACTTAGCTAATTCGTAATTATGCTATGACTAGAATTCGCTCGGAATAAAAAAAGCTATTTCCAGAACAGCAAAACAAGCTTGCAAGCTAGCAAGCTAACCAAGGAGCTGAAAACCATGAATGCATATAAGTATGTGAATGCTGTTAGTGTGACAGTGAATCAGTATTTCAGCAATGACAAGATAAAAGCAGATGCTATTTATGTGGGTGGAGCAGGTAATTTAGTGGTTGAATTGCTGAGTGGGCAATCAGTGACGTTTAATTCAGTGCCTGCTGGTACAATAATCCCAGTTCAATGTGTGAGAGTGTTGAACACGTCAACAGCAACTAATCTTGTGGCGTTGTTTTGCTAATAAGCGAATAAAAAATGACAACTGAAAATAAAAAGTCAGAACTGGCTGAGTTGTACAACAAATATTTAGCAGCAAGAAGGGATTTGCTGAAGGCGAGGTATGATGCTGCGCAAACGCACCTAGGAAATCAAGAGCATTGGAAGAATGCTGATTTTTATAGTCCAAATGCATCAGCATCTCCAAACATAAGAAGGATTTTGAAGAGTAGGGCAAGGTATGAAATCGTAGAAAATAATCCATATTTGAAGGGAGTTGTGCTATCAATTGCGAATGATTTTGTGGGGAGTGGGCCAAAGCTTCAGATAATTGATGAAAGATTCTCCCCAGAAATTAGAAAGAGGGTGCAGTCGAAGTTTGCTGAATGGGCTAAAAATACGGGGCTGAGGGAGAAGCTTTGGAGGTTGGAATTCTCGAAAAGAGTGGATGGAGAGTCATTCGCCATTGCATTTCAGAATAAACGAACAAAATACCCTATCAAACTAGATTTCTATGTCATAGAAAGTGATAGGGTTGGCGGGAATTTGATTGATTTCAAGGCTCCAGAAAAAGGATATGGGGAAATTGATGGTGTGAGGTTTGATGAATATGAGCAGCCAATTGAGTATTTCATCTTGGATCATCATCCAGGAACTAGTTGGCCATTTCCATCAATGGAAATGAGTAAGGGGCTTGGAAGTGGGAAGTGGGTGAAGGCAGAATATGTGTTGCATTGGTTTAGGAAAGATAGGGGATGGCTTAGAGGAATTCCAGAATTAGCTCCGTCATTTCCATTGTGTTCATTGTTGCGTCGTTATACTCTAGCAACGGTTAGGAATGCGGAAGTTAGTGCTGACTTTACGGTTTTGCTTGAATCTCAAAACCCATTAAGCCCAACCCCATTTACTGATGGACATGGGAACTTAATCACTGATGAACCGTTTGATGTGTTCCCATTGGAAATGGGGATGTGCATGATACTTCCGCGAGGATATAAACCAAATAAGCTCGATAGCGTGCCTATTGGATCGGATTTTGATGATTTCGTCGGAGCAATTATTCGAGAAATCGTCAGGCCGCTATTGGTGCCTTATAATTTGGCAGTTGGAAGTAGTAAAGATAGTAATATGAGCAGTAGTGTGCTGGATGCGAATCTTTATAAAAGTGCTCAAAACTATGAAAGGATGCACTGCGAAGATAATGTGCTGAACAAGATTTTTAATCTTTGGTGGCAAGAAGCAGTGCTTCAGGATGGGTATTTGCAACTGCCGAAGTCATTGAAAGAATTGGATTTCCCTCCAGAAAATAAATGGCGGTGGGATAACATTGGAATTCTGCATACTGATCCGTCTAAAGTCGCAGATTACTTGACTGTGATGAGGAATAGTGGCTTTATGACGGATAAAGACATTCAGGAAGTTTGGTTCAACAGGGATGTTGAAGACTGGAGGCAAGAGATTGCTGAGGATGAGGAATTCCGTATTGAGCAAATGAAGAAAAAGGCAGAAGTCAATAATATGTACAAGAAATCTGGTGATGGCGATAATGCTTCAGATAGTAAAAATTCATCCGCTAAAGCTATGAATGGGAGTATGAAAGCATGCCGACTCCGAAAAAAGGCGAAAGCAAGGATGAGTTTATAAGTCGATGCGTGAAGTATGTGATTGATGAGGGGACAGCCAGCTCTGTTAAGCAAGCTGTTGCAATTTGTTATAGCTTGTGGGATAAAAGAAGAGTGAGTGGAGCTATGGACAAGAGAATAACAAAAAATGACTATATTGTATGCTCTTCTAACGCAGAAGTTGCAAGCGGAGAGAAGGGCGATGAGATTGTAATTGTTGCTTATACTGGTACTCAGATGAGGCCAATGGCTTATTCTGAGAATGTTGTTGTGGATCTGAGTGGAGCTGGATTTAGTAAGTCAGTAATTCCGATCATCATTGATCACGATACGAAATTGAGATTTGGACATTCAACAGAAAAATATATTCTAAAGGCTGGAGAATCTGTGAAGATTGGGAGTAAAGAGTATCATGGTCCTGCTATTGTGATTAAGGCAGTTAAGTCTTCAAATATGGGTGTGGCTAAAGGTGTGTTAGATGATATTAAGAATGGATTCCCATTTCAAGCGTCGATAGGTGCTTCAGTAGAAGATTATCAATATTTAGAGGAAGAAGAAACGAGAGAAATAAACGGAGCAATCTTCAAAGGGCCATTGTATTGGATTAAGAATAGTGTGATTCGTGAAGTTAGTCTGACTGTGCTTGGTGCGGATTCCAACACAAACGTAAGCATTGCAGCAATGCAGAGAGGTGCAAAAATGACGTTTAATGAATGGCTGAAGACTGTGGGCATTAACGCAGATACTTTGGATGAAGCTGGTAAGAATCAGCTAAAGGCTGCATACGATGCCTATACTGAACTAATTTTGAATGATGTTGGTTCTAGTGGTAATACTAGGACTGATAATCAGAGTAATGTGAAATCTACTGATGATGTGCTGAAGGAAGAAATCGCTCGTATTGAGGCAATCAATGCGGCTGCTGATGAATTCTCTGATTCGATTAAAAGCTTGGAAGTTGAGATTGATGGTAAGGCGAAGAAATTCACGTTGAATTCCTTCAAAGCTCATGCCATTAAGAATAAATGGTCTCCAGAAAAGTTTGAATTGGAGTGTCGAAGGGCGATGTATCCACAAATGAACGGTCCAGCTATTCATGTGAAACCCGAAGTGAATTATGATGAATTCTCTGCGAAAGCAGTTGAATGCGCAATCTTGCGTTCAAGTGGTGTGCCTGCTCGTGCAAAAAATCGCGCTACAGGCAAGGAGTTTGGTTATGAATTGATGTATGATGAGAAGGTTATTGAGGCTTCGTATAGCAAGAAGTATAATGTGAATAATAGTCTGGATAACTTGTGCCGAATGCAGATCATGGCTGTTGGTAAGCATCCAACTAGCTTTGATCCGAAGGAATTGTTTGCACAAGCCCATGAATCTTGGTTTATGGTGAAAGCTGGAAGTGCTGCCAGTACTTTCAGTCTGACGAATATTCTTGAAAATGTGATGTATAAGGCTGCTTTGGCATCGTTTGAAGCTGCCGAAACAACGTGGCAGAATATTTGTGCGACTAGGTCTTTGAATGACTTTAGGCCGCATAATCTCTATCGACTCACTTTGAATGGGTCGTTTAAGAAAGTTGGTCCTGATGGTGAATTGAAGCATGTCACGATGAGTGATGAGAAATTCACTATTCAGGCTGATACCTATGGTGCGATGATTGCAATTGATCGTCGTACTCAGATTGATGATGATCTTGGACTTGTTGTCCAACGAGCACGTGAAATTGGTTCTCTAGCTGCTTTGCGATTGGAAGAAGCTGTGTATGTCACGCTTCTTAGCAATCCTGGTAGCTTCTATAGTGCTGGTAATAATAATCTGATTAGCGGTAGCACTAGTGCACTGTCTATTGGAGCTTTGGAAATTGCTCGTAAGAAGTTCCGTGATCAAGTTATCAACGGAAAGCCTATCAATGTGACGCCTTCTATTCTGCTTGTTGGTACGAGTCTTGAGAATATTGCTGTTAAGCTGTGGAGCCAGGATCGTTATGAGATTGCTGGTACATCTAGCAGCGTGACAAGGGAGTTTGTGAATAACCAGTTTGTTGGTCTGTATCGTCCAGTTATTACGCCTTATCTGAATAACACTAGTATCACTGATCAAGAAGGTAAG